TATCTTGTGCAGCTCTAGCTAATCTACCAATAGCCTTTGCTATCTTAGATGCTTTGTCAAGGTTCTTTATTGCTCCACTATCGGCTGCAAATTCTTTAAATGCTGTAAGCATGTGCTTCATAGCATCTGCGAATTGTACTAACTTATCTTTATCACCACCAAAGGCAGCTAATGCCTGTGTGGATGATGATAAAGTTTTAACATTCTTAGTCAGTGTCGATAATGGTTTCTCTAATCCTTCTTGACGCATTTCACGTACACTTTGGAATAGAACATTTAATGACTTAACAAACTTAGCAATATCCTTAGCCATTTCGCCAGCAGATTTAATTCCAGCTGCTTCTTTGAAACCAGCTAATATTCCACCAACGCCACGACCAATTGCTTTACCTATTTTCTCTAAGAATTTGCCACCACTATCTACCAGCATCTTAGCCCCTGGTATTTTACTTATAGCCCCAAGAGCAGCTAATACCGTTGCAGTTGCAGCTACAACTGCACCAAAACCAACAACGCCAGCTAAAGATGCACCGACATATACTCCAAGTAGAGCCATAGCAGCACTTAATGCGACCATCTTTAACGATACATCAACTAACTTACTTAGAGTTTTCACAGTGCTATCAACTTTCATACCATTAAGTATGTATAATGCGGCTAACAGTACACCGAACATTAGTCCTAGAGTTATTACTCCTGACATTGCAGAACTTGCGATATATCCAGCAGCTGCTAATGATAATATTACTGCGGATAATGCAATTGTTCCGGTTAATAGTTTTGTCCATGGTATAAATGCTAATATCGTTAATGCTGATGCTATAGCATATACTGTTCCAGCCATTGTAACCATTCCGATTAATTTTGGAGCAGAATCTCCAGCTAATCTAGCGGCTCCAGCTACTGCAAACATTACCAATGATAATGCTGCTACTGCTGGCATTAGTTTATCGAATGGAATAAATGACAATGCTATAAGTGGTCCGGTTAATAAAGTTACAGCTAATCCTAATCCAACCATAGAAGCTAAACTTCCTTTATTAGCTTTAATAATTTTAGCTGCTCCAATTATACCGAGTATTAGTATTGATAATTTAGTAACACTTTCAGCATAGTCGTCCCAGCTTAATCTCTTAAGTATTAAGAGTGATATAGACATTGTCAACAAAGAAATACCTATATCCCTAAATATATATGTCGAACCCTTTATTGGCTTTGCAAATATCGAGTATCCAGCGATCATAGCTAGGAAACTTCCTATCATAGCACCAGCTTTTATCAATTCATCGACTCTCATAGACCCGAATAACTTAGCTGCTACTGCTAATAACGACATAGATAGTCCTAGACTTGAAATTGTAAATGTCATTTTGATTATATTCTTAACATTCACTTCCGACTCGTTCGCCATCTTATCTATTAGCTTCATAAGCTTCATTACTGATACTACTACTATAACCATCATGCCTATTGATGTTAATAATCTCTCTGCTGGTATTAATGACAGTATTCCTATCGATGCCGTAAATAAGAATAACGTAACGCCAATAGCTTTTAGACTATCGTATTTAACTTTCTTTTTATGCGCATCTGCTAATGCGCCAATTGAGTCAAACATTCCAGACATTGAACTAAATACCTGTGGTAGTTGTTTCATAAGCTTTAAGAATTTAAAACCTAAATATAAATGTCCGAGTTTTGTTATGTTATCTACATTTTCACTCAATGAATGAGACTGTAGACCAGAACCGATGCCACCAATTACTTTTGTAAACTTTTGGAATAGAGTAGCATTCTTAATTCCATCTTTTACAGAATTAGATGCACTAGCCATTCCGCTAGCCATACCTTTTAACTTTTCGATTAAACCATTTAATGGACCAACGCCTGGGGCTGGTGCAGCATTTCTTAAATTCTGATTAGCTTTACGCAATGTATTAGCTGTGCTATTCGTAGCGTCTGCTACGTCGGAAGCACTATCCTTTAACTGATTTACTGCTTCTTTACTATCAGCACCATACACTTCATCTATTCCAAATAAAGATTTCATAAAATCTTTTCCTTTAGATAAAGCTCCTAATGCTCCACCAGTAATATTACTAATAGATGGAAGACGGAATGCTTTTGTGCTATTTCCAAGTTTTTCAAACTTAGATATCACAGCATCTAATGCTCGTCCCCCCAATTCTTTTACTGTATGTAAAAGTTTCTCTAAAACGAGTTTAACTTTTTCAAGTCTTCCGCCATTTGCAGAACTTCTCATTTTAGCAGTTATATTGGACCATACTTGAGCTATTGTGGCACCAAGTCTTACAAATATATTGTGTGTGGCTGTCGATAATCTCTGCATCTTATTAGAATGCTTTATAAAATCTACAACGCCATAACCGGCTTCGATTATTTTTCTAGTAAACGATTTAACAGCAGGCACTACAAATTTATTAAAACCTGAGCCTAATCTATCCAATGCTCCGATTGCTTTAGAGCTTATAAACTGTATAAAATCTACAAATTTTCCAGTAAGCCAAACCAATCCATAACCAACGCCTAATACTACTACACCTAGTCCAGACATAATAGACCATAGTGTAGAGAATACTTTTTTAATAACAGACCATACAGCTTGACCAGCTTTTGCTATATTAGTGAATATTGTACCTAATACCTGTAACGGAGACATAGCAGTTATACTATTTTTAGCACTTTTAGTTACAGATTCAGAAGCCCCAGCTACCTTATGCAAACTTTTAGCAATATTATTATTGTTAGAAATAGTTGATTTTGATTTATTGTCGTCTCCGTACAAGAAGTCATTCATCTTCTCAGAAAAATATTTGCCTTGACCTTGGAAAACGGATAATGATTTACCAATCGAATTTAACATTCCTACTAAAGCATTAGTACCGATACGACTAAGCCGCATAAACCCATATTGCAATGGCTTTGTGGCATTATTAACTCCGTTTATTATAACTCTAAGAGAGTTAAATATTTTGGTCATATTTTGGAGATGAGCCTCCATTGGCCCCTGACCAATTCTTGATAAAGCAGCCTTCATATTAGCTAAAGAACCAGTATATGTATCATTCGCCCTTTTAGCCTGATCTCCAAATGCATAATTCATTGCATCTGAGAATGTCTGGAAGTCGATTACACCTGCAGATACAAGTCTTCGGATATCACCTTCTGTCCATTCTGCTTGCTGTGATAGCTCAGCAAATAGCTTACGGTTTCGTCCAGTTGCATCGCCGGCAGCCATTATCTTTTCTTTAGCACCGTCATGAGCATTAATATATTTAGTTATTGCTTGTGCGGCGTTTATACCTCTGGAAGATATTTGGATAAGCTCTTTACCCATTATACGCCCATTACCGGCAATAGTAGTAAATATTTGTGCCATTTCATCGAATGATGAATTAGTCATAGACGCTAAACCGGTAATACTTTTAAGTACGCCCTTCATTTGCTGCCCAGGTTTAATTCCAGATGCTGCCAATTGAGAAGCAGCCTTAGCAGCTTCATTAAGACCATATGCCGTATCTGTTACAGCATAATCGGCATCTTCCATTACCTGTTTAATCTTTTTGCTAGCATCCTTACTATCTTGGAACAATCCTTGAAGTTGAAATCTAGCCTGTTGTATATCCAGTGCTCTTTGTCTACCACCAGCTAATATCTGTCTAGGAATCGCAGTTATTGCTGACCATCCTTTATTCATCAATGCGCTAGATATTTTGGCAATAGCTGTAGCACCAACAATTCCCATTAATGAGAATCTCTTATTTACAGTATCAATAGACTGCGAAAGCTTGTTTAAATTCAGATTATTGGCAGACTCTGCTAAATTTTTAAAATGTTTACCTTTACCAATTTTCTGTAATGAGTCATCAAACTTGCGCAGTGTTTTATCACTTTCTCTGGCTTTTCTCTCGAAATCCGCATTATCAAATCTTAAGACAACGACATTTTCGAATTCATTACCTTGACTCATAGTCTCGCAATCTCCTCTCGTAATTTATCTGATATTTTATCAATAACTGGTTCCATAGCTGGATTTATATAGTCTATACCTTGTACAAATCCCCCAGTACCAGTTCCGTGTCCATGTTGAATAATAAATGCTATAGCAACCCCATTATTCACATTTGAATTTGTCCAAATCAAACGAACATTATTTTCTTGTTGCTCTATTTTATATCCCCATGAACTAGCGGTTAACCCGGTCCTTTTAGGGGTAGCTTCACTTAATGCTTCTACCCCCATTTGACCGTACTTTTCCAATTCGTTTAAAAGGATTGATAATTTCATTTTTTTTAAGAAATCATGAGCATCAGAAAACCCAGTACCTTCAACTTTAATGCCTAACATATCAATCCTCCAAATAATTATTTCATTCTAGCTCTGGCCTCAGCATTTATTCTTCTTTGACGTTCATACAGTTCTTCTTTGGATAGCTTCTCATCGCTATTGTTAACATTGAATACTTTTATCAATGTTAATAACCTACTTAAATGCCAGTCTTGACACTCCATAGGTATACCATAAGATATCATCCAATAATATATTTGTTCCGAAGTTATAACTTTAGCCGTGCCTTTCTTTTTTTCTTCTCCGAATATTGAAAATGTCGTGGCAGTTAATTCGGAATTTATGTATTCATTTATTTCACGAAAATTATCCGTCGTAAACATATGATACAAATACTCTGGAACATCATCAGTTATAGTCATACATTTAA